CAAAACAACATATATGTCAAAAATCAATTACAGTAGATCAGGTTTATTTAGAATGTTTAAACTTATTAGAACCTAAAGAAAATTATGAATTTGTTTGGGTAACAGGAGGAGATGAAAAATATCTATCTATGATAGAAGTTTTGGCAAAAAGTTTATTAAAACATTCAAAATATAAACTAATAGTATATGGGTTTAATTGTGATTCTAAAATTAATTTACCTAATGTAATAAATAAAAGAATTAACTTTGATCCTAAACCCATAAGATATATTAATACGGAATTTGATTTGATAGACAAAGACTATTCTATATATTTTGCTAAGTATTTAACTAGTATAGATTCTTTAAAAACTGAATATAAAAACTTTGCTTGGATAGATGGTGATGCTTTTGCTACCGAAAATATTGATGGTTCTTTAAAATATCTTTTAAATTTAAAGGATTACCCCTTATTTATGAGATATTTTGATGAAGATATGGTTCATTGGAGAAAATATAAAAACATAAAATTAGAAGGACATTATGGAGCTGAAGTATCTAATATTTTAAATATTAAAAGAAACCCAAATAGTGTTATTATAGCAACTGGTTTTTATTTTTATAATAAAGATTCGGAATCATTTTTTCAAAGATGTTTAGACTTAAATAAACAATTAAATACCCAAAACCTTCAAATATTTGCCGACGATAATGCATTCTCAGAAGAAAGAGTGACTAATGCCTTACTTTGGAAAGAAAATAAAACTAATTATTTACCTATTACATGGAATAATTATTATTCCCCTAAAGAAAAAGTTGTTGTAGATCAAAATACATTAGATAAAGGATTTGATGTTATGTTTGATATAACAAACAAAGAACCTTATTTTGTACATGGTCCCGACCCATCAGTTGTTCCTAAAAATAGTAAAACTTTAGATTTAATGTATCAAGATCACCAAATAAAAAAATTAATGGTAGTATCTCATCCTGATGATGAATTAATATTTGGTGGCGCGGAATTAATAAAACATGGTCCGGAATATAAAGTTATTTGTCTTACTAATAAATCAAATAAAATTAGAAGTAAAGAATTTGAACAAGTAATGACAAAATTAAATGTGGGGTCTTGGGAAATGTTTGATCATAAAGATGATTTACATAATCCACCTGAAAGATACGATATTGAATCTATATTATTAAATAGACAATGGGAAAAAATAGTAACACATAACCCTATAGGTGAATATGGACACCCACAACATAAAGCTGTGTTTAATTTTATTAAAGAGTATGTTGATAAAATTATTTTAGAAGACATATTATATGTATTTGGAAAATCCAGTGCTAAACTAGATAAAAATATTGTGGATACTAAGAAAAATTTACTTACATTATATAAGTCTGAACAATCTATTATTAACCAAATATTAAATAATAAAGGGGATTGGTTTAAAAGTAATAATGATAATACTAATTATATAGAATACGAGTCTTTAGAAAAGTATGAAGAAAATAAAAATAAAAATAACTATATAGCATGTTATGAAAAATAAAAATTTAGTAATAATAATGTGTCATTGTGATAATGATATTAAAAAAAAGACATTAAATAAAAATATAGATAAAATCAAATCCGAAGGGTTTGATATAATGGTATTATCTCATATCCCTGTATCAAATTCCATACAAAATAAAGTTGATTATTTTATATATGATAAAAGCAACCCAACAATTACATACCCTTATAGGGGAATGGTATTTTGGAGAAACTTAAAATTTAAAGATAAAAAAATTAAACTACAAAATATATTAGATGATTATGGTTGGACGGCATTTAATCAAATATTATTAGCTGGGAATTTAGGAATATCACTTGATTATGATTATTTTAGTTTTATTAATTATGACGTTAAATTAACGGATAACATTATTCATGATTTAAACAACCCTGTTCCTTTTTTAGTATCTAAAGTAAGGGATTTAAGATTACAAGATATAGGTTATAGATTCCCGAGTTTTATGTTAAATGTCTTATCAAAAGAAAATTTAAAATCCTTATTACCTATAATTAATAAAAAGTATTATATGAGTGATCAACACCCATGGAAAAAGGATGGGAAATTTAGAGATGCAGAAGAATATTGGGAGCAATTAATTAAAAACTTTGAATATCTTACTCACATAGAACCCATTTGGGATCAAATATCATTTGAAAACACAGATGGTCTATTTAATTTTAGTAATGATGAAAATTTTAAAATATTTTTTCAAAACTCTGACACACATGAAAGGATACATACAGAAGATTGGACACCAAGAATAATTGTTTATGATAATAATACCTCAGAATTAAAATTAGTAGTGAATTCTTTAGAAACGGCAATTGAAGGAACAAATGTGTGTCTAGAACTCCCAGAAACAATAACAAAAATTGGATATATAGTAAAAGACAAATATTACGATTTAACAGAAAAATATCATAAATCTATTTTTGCTACTATAGATTTTCAATAAAAATTAAATATGTATAATTAAATAAATAAAAAATGAGTAAAAAAATTAAGTTATCAAAAGAAGAATTAGAAATTCTTAAAGGTTATCAACAACAACAAAATTCAATTACTTTTGAATTAGGACAAGTTGACATTAATAGGGCAATATTAGAAGGCCAAAGAGCATCTGTTTTGGATAAACTAGGTGATTTACAAGAAAAAACTAATAAAACGGCTAAAGAATTACAAGAAAAATATGGGGATGGAAACATTGATTTAGAATCTGGGGAATTTACTACAACAGAATAAGTTTTTGAATCTCTTCCTAATATTTATAATAAAACAATATTAAAAATAATATAACAAAATGGCAGAAACATTAATATCTCCAGGAGTATTAGCAAGAGAAAACGATCAATCTCTAGTTACAGCTCAACCCTTAACTAGAGGAGCAGCAATTATAGGACCAACAGTTAAAGGACCGGTTGAAAAACCAACTTTAGTTAGTTCTTTTAGTTCTTTCCAAACAATTTTTGGTTCAACTTTATTAAGTGGTTCACAAGATTATACTTATTTAACTTCAATTGCAGCTAATAACTATTTTTCTCAAGGTGGAACTTCTTTATTAGTAACAAGAGTTACAAGTGGTTCTTTTGATCCCGCTTTATCTACTACAATTCAAAATAATGTTGAAGCAGCAAGTGCAGGAATAGCAGGAGATATTGTCGGAGACTTAAGTTCAGGTGGTACCGGGGGTACAAAAGGTACTTATGCAATAACAGCAGGTGAAATAGCCCCTAATAATGGAGCAACTCTTTCTGTAGTAATAGGTGAATTAACTAATTTAATAGCAACCCAAAACGTAACAGCACAAAGTGCTTTAGTAGGTGGTACTACAATTGGTGCTGTAACAGGTCCATTCACAATAGCCGCTGACAAAATAACAACATCAGGAGGAACTACTCAAGTTGGAACAGGAGCAACACTTACTATCACAACCGATGGTGGAGGAGCAGCTGGTGTTATAACTTCAATAGTAGTAGCAGCAGCTGGATCTGGATATGTTGCAGGAAATGTATTAACAGTAACAGCTTCAGATTTAGTTAACGCTGGATTTATAGCTTGTGACAAAAATATAACAGTTACTTTAGTTGACGCTAATTTATTAAATGGACCAACTGCTATTAATGTAACTAGTGATGGAGCTGGATATTCCGCAGGTGATACATTAACAATAGCTGCCGCTGATGTTGGAACTCCAACAGCCGATTTAGTAATAACTTTAACTGACAGTTCAATTGTAAACCAAGCAGCTTTTGTATTAGAAACACTTTCAGAAGGAGTGATTATGAATAATACATCTCCTGTAGGAGCAGATCAAGGAGGAACAGAATTAGCAAACGGAGCTTTAGCAAGTGGTTCTGCTGATAACCTAAGATGGGAAATTGGAGCTGTAAATACATCATCCGGTGTATTCTCATTATTTGTTAGACGTGGTAATGATAATAATAACCAAAAAGTTATTCTAGAATCATTTAATAATATCTCTTTAGATCCTTTCTCTCCAAATTATATTTCAAGAGCAATTGGTGATAATACTTCAAATGTTGTAGTAGCAGCAGATGGTTCAGGAACATATTTACAAGAATCAGGTTCTTACCCAAATATATCTAATTATATAAGAGTAAAACAAGTAAATGCAAACACACCTTATTACTTTGATAATAATGGTATTGCAAAATCTGAATTTACAGCATCTTTACCTCAATTAGGATCTGGTTCATTTGATGAAGCAGTAGGATCTAATTTAAATAGTACAAGTGCAAATTTATTTTATGAAAATATAAGTTCAGTAAATACTCAAGGTGTAATTGGAACAGATTATACAAATGCAATTAACTTATTAGCAAATCAGGACGAATATCAATACAATGTAATTTCAGCTCCAGGTTTATATTATTCAAATTATGCTGTACAGTGTAATTTAATTAAGAATATGTGTATTTCAAGAGGNGATGCAATTTATGTNATGGATTTAGTTCCTTACAACACAGCAATCGCAACTGTAAACCAAAATGCAGCAGCAATAGATTCTAGTTATGCAGCAGCTTATTGGCCATGGTTACAAACTATTGATCCAAATTCTGGATTATTAGTATATGTACCAGCTTCTACAATGATTCCAGGAGTATATGCTTTTACAGATGCTTCTTCAGACCCATGGTTCGCACCAGCAGGTATTACTAGAGGAGGATTAGGTTCTGTAGTAAGAGCTGAAAGAAAATTAACATCTGCAAATAGAGATACATTATATGAAGCTAATGTAAACCCAATCGCTACATTCCCACAACAAGGAGTTGTAGTATTTGGACAGAAAACATTACAAAAAGCAGCAACTGCTTTAGATAGAGTAAATGTACGTAGATTGTTAATTACACTTAAAGGATATATTTCTCAAATTGCAGATAATTTAGTATTTGAACAAAATACTATTGCAACTAGACAAAACTTTTTAACACAAGTAAATCCATATTTAGAAAGTGTTCAACAAAGACAGGGATTATATGCTTTTAAAGTAGTAATGGATGAAACAAACAATACACCAGATGTTATTGATAGAAATGAGTTAATCGGTCAGATTTTCTTACAACCAACTAAAACAGCTGAATTTATTATACTTGATTTCAATGTATTACCAACTGGAGCAACATTTCCAGCATAAAAAGAAAAAAACCGAATATTTATAATAAAATAAGAAAATAAAATGGCAGTATTAAACCCAAACGAAATATTTTTCACAGCTTTCGAGCCAAAACAAAAGAATAGATTTATAGCTTTTGTAGACGGATTTCCAGCATACATCATGAAAGGTGTAGGAGCCGTAACTGTATCACAAGGAACAGTACCATTAAATCATATTAATGTTCAACGTTTTGTAAAAGGTAAAACAACTTGGGGAACTATTCAGTTTACATTATTTGATCCAATTACACCATCTGGTGCACAATCAGTAATGGAATGGGTTAGATTACACCACGAATCAGTAACTGGTAGAGATGGTTATAGTGATTTCTATAAGAAAGATCTTACAATCAATGTATTAGGACCTGTAGGTGATGTAGTTTCAGAATGGATCATCAAAGGAGCAATGATTACAGAAGCTTCATTTGGAGATTATAACTGGGATACTGAAAATGCTGCTCAAGAAATTACAATGACAGTTCAACCAGATTACTGTGTATTAAATTTCTAAAAATTTTACTCACCCCTAATTTAGAAAATTGCTTGCCTTTGGGCAAGCTTTTTTTTATATTGTATATGTATAACTGATAAAAACGTTTTAACTAAATAAAGATTATGGCCGAATTTAAATTCCCAACAGAAGAAATAGAATTACCATCTAAAGGATTACTATATCCTAAAGACAACCCCCTATCTAGTGGTAAGGTAGAAATTAAATATATGACTGCTAAAGAAGAAGATATTCTTTCTAATCAA